GCCTATATAAAGGAAGGGAAGCCAGCCATTTTGGTGGATATGGCCTATTTTCAGATAATACTAAACAACTCAGAGCTATACGAATACTTGATAACCCATGGCGTGGAAGAGTGGGCAGGGTACAAGGATGCAGAGCAGGAATATAACGACGATATGGATACATAATGAGCAAACGTAAAGCAAACAACAATCAACGCCGCATGGAGCGTGTGGGCCGTTCAGTGCTAAAGAATTGCGCCATTACCTTTGTGGCGGGACGCAATGGCCTATCTCAAATGGCAGACCTAAGAACAGGCCTGGCATTTAATCCGGGGCCGGCATTAGCTAAAACAATAGAGTCAGGGCGTTATACCTGGTCTATATATTGTGCGGTTTTTTGCAGGGACCAGACCGGGCTTGAGTATATGCAAGGATTGGAGGTGGTAACCAAGGAACCATGCTATCAATCGGACCTGGTAGGCGTGTTACATGAGCATCACTTAAGATTATTAGATGGATGCAATGAGGCGCACTTAGTGAACGTGGGGTGGTTAGCCTCAGCCGTTGGGCATGAGTGGACAGAGAAAGAAGCGGGCACAATCTTTACTAAGTTAAACGCCTGGAACTTTGTGGCCAAATGGGAGAATGCAGCATGAATAGAGTTGATGTATTAAATCAGGCAGAGCAGCTAATTAACGGGCAGCGCGCCAAGGACTATGGCGACGCTAGGGAAAACTTTGGGCGGGTTGCTCAAGTGTGGAGCGCATTGCTTGACCAGGACATAAAGCCGGAACAGGTCGCGCTTTTAATGACTGCTTTGAAGATGTGCCGCCTAGCTAAGACGCTGGACCATGGCGACAGTTGGTTGGATGCCGCTGGTTACATTGCATTAGGTGGCGAGATAGCTACAGCGGAGTAGATGATAATGGCAACAACTAACGACATAACAGGCGACACCCTGGTAAGTAAGCCAGCGACCGATAATTATAGGGATAACTACGAGCGTTTATTTGATAAAAGTGATACTAAAAAGAAGGTGGGCAGAAAAAAACAAAAGGTACTCCCTGAGCCTCAGCTATAGGGGTGTTTCAGAGGCGCGACATTTATTTAGTTACAAAAGATACTAAAGGGCAAGAACATGATGCAATTTAACAGGACCCAAATCGGAGAGGCATTTAGCGTTAATTTGACCACAGTGGATAAATGGCGGCGAAGTGGGTGCCCGGCCACAAAAGATGGCCAAAACGTAATGTATACCGTGCGCGAGGTTAGCGATTGGTTGAGGTCTAGGGATATGGCAAGCAGCGGCACCTTGGACCTGGGCCAAGAGCGCGCGAAGTTAACCAAGTTACAAGCACAAAAAGCCACCCTAGAACTGGAAGTGGCAAAAGGTAATTTAATCCCTATGGAATTGGTGGTTGAAACCTGGCAGGGACACATCGGAAATTGTCGGGCAAAGCTACTGGCCATGCCAGCCAAGGCCGCAGCGCAGACAATCGGGATGGATGAATACCTAGAGAGTGAGCAATTTTTAACAGAACTAATTAATGAAGCACTGGACGAATTAAATAATGACGGATTACCTGAGAAACACCTTAACCGCCTTGAGACTATCGCAGAAGATTTGGAAGTCGCCGCCGAAGCTAACAGTTAGCGAATGGGCAGACCATAACCGTAGGCTATCCGCAGAATCTAGCGCGGAGCCAGGGCGGTGGCGTACCAGCCGGGCAGAATATCAGCGTGAAATTATGGACACCGTGGCAGATGCCACTATTGAAACGATTGTAATTATGTCGTCGGCACAGGTGGGTAAAACTGAGATCATCGGAAATATTGTTGGCTACTTTATAGATAAAGACCCAGCCCCCATTATGGTGATAATGCCCACCGTCGATATGGCCAAGACCTGGAGCCATGACCGCTTGGCGCCAATGGTGAGAGATACGCCGGCGCTAAAGTCTTTGATAGCAGATAACAAAAGCCGCGCGTCGAGCAATACGCTATTCCACAAATCTTTCCCTGGTGGCCATATCACCATGGCTGGGGCCAATTCACCCACCGGCCTAGCGTCGCGTCCAATACGAATTGTATGTTGCGACGAAGTTAGCCGATACCCGCAAAGTGCAGGGGCCGAGGGCGACCCGGTAAACTTGATTAGAAAACGAACCACGACTTTTCATAACCGTAAAATAATATTAACAAGCACCCCGACACTAAAAGGCGCTTGCAGAATTGAACAAGAATTTAGCATATCGGACCGGCGACACTACCACGTACCGTGCCCGCATTGTGAACATGAGCAAAGGTTAAAATGGGCCAACGTCCAATGGCCAGAAGGAAAGCCAAGCGAGGCCGTAATGGTGTGTAACGAGTGCGGCGGTGTGATTGAGGATAAGCACAAACCCAAAATGGTTAGAAACGGCAAGTGGATTGCAGAACTACCAGGAGGGAAAATTGCCGGGTTTCATTTGAACGAGCTTTATTCACCTTGGCGAACCTTTGCCAATGTAGCTGAGGATTTTGTTGAAGCCAAAAAGAACCCTGAGACATTAAAGACGTGGGTTAACACCTCCCTCGGCGAAACCTGGGAAGAAGCTGGCGAAAGTTTGAACGAGCATTTATTAGCAGAGCGCAAAGAAAATTACGCAATCGACGCGATACCGCTGGAAGTGCTTTTAATAACAGCCGGCGCAGACATTCAAAAGGACCGCATCGAGGCTTCAATTATCGGGTGGGGTTTAGATCAAGAATGTTGGGTATTGGATCATGTGGTGTTATGGGGCGACCCAACACAGCAACAAGTGTGGCGCGAATTAGACGAGCTTTTAACGAAAACTTATGACGGCCACCGGATTGCAGGAAGTGCAATCGACAGCGGATATTTAACAGAATACGTGTATCAATTCACAAAGCCCAGGGCAAGCCGCCGAGTATTTGCAATCAAAGGCCAGGCGGGAATGGGAAAGCCTCTAACGACCAGGCCAAAGCCCGTGGGGCGCACTAGGACGCCAATGTACACGGTTGGAGTGGATACGGCCAAACGCACGATATACAGCCGTTTACGCCTTACCAGTGGGGAAGGGTATATACACTTTGGGGTTGACCTTGATGACGAATATTTCTTGCAGCTAACAGCCGAAAAAATGGTGACTAAATACCGGCGCGGGTTTCCCGTCATGGAGTTTGTCAAAACAAGAGATAGAAACGAGGCGCTTGATTGCCTGGCGTATGCTTATGCAGCTTTAGATAATTTAAATGTGAAGCTAGCCGCCCTAGCTGCAAAGCGCAAGGCTAAACAAAACCCGGTATCAGTAGAGCCAGAAGAGGAAAACCCATTGGAGCCACCACCAATAGTGAAAAAAGCAAGAAAAACGAGGTCTAGAAAAGGGGGTTTTGCTACCAGGTATTAACTGGCAGCGTTTAACGTATCGGATACAAAGGCGGCCAATGATTTATTATTGGCGGCTTTTTCCCAGGCGGCTTTTTCTTGTGGCGTGCAACGAATTTGCAAGCGAACAGATTTGGTAATGTCTTTCGTGGCGTTTTTCTGGCCGGCCATTCCATGTGGTTTTTTCATTTTATTCCCCTGGGGCCGTAGCCCCTATTATTGTTATTTATTTAAAACGATTGCTTTGGCTCTCTTATAGTCTTCCATTAGTTCTTCGGCCTGAAAGTTATTCCAGACTGCGGAAAGGTGCATCCAACCCTCAGTCTCACAACCACTTGCAATGTCTACGTAGTCGTGTTTTGCCATTTCTTTAGAAACAGCAAACATATTTTCAAAGTCACCTGCTTTATTCATGTTTGCTTGAATAATAAAATTATCGTTGTTGCAAGTTATAACTCTCATAATATTCCCTGGTTGTTTTTGTGTTTCGATTCAATAACTATATTGTACTGACAAAAAGAATATAGTGCAACACCTTTTAAAAAAAACATCCTCTTTTTTTCGTGTTGACTTTAAACGCCTTATATACTATGTGTAGCGCCTTAGTATAAGGCGTTGATTTTAATGGCAAATTTATTTAACCCGGCAAACTATCCAAAGCGCGAACCAATAGCCCTGGCAGTTGGCGACCGTTGGGCGTGGTGCCGTGACGATTTAACCGACTACCCATCCGGCCTTTATTCACTTCAATACAGTTTCAGGCTCGAAGCTGCTTCATCATCTGAAATTAAAATCATCGCTACAGCTAACGCGGATAATTTCAAGATCGAAGTACCGGCAGCCATAACATCAGCCTATGTGGCCGGCCCCTATCAGTGGAGCGCCTATATTAGCCGCATTGCTGATGGTGAGCGTATCACCATTGATGGTGGCACGTTTGAAGCATTGCCAAACCGCGCAACATCCAGCGCCGACCCCCGAAGTTTTAACCAAAAACAGCGTGACGCCTTGCGCCATTTGTCACTAGGCAAAGCAGCAAAGGACGTGGCTAGCTATTCCATAAATGGTCGGAGCATGACCCGGCACTCGCCAGAAGAAATATTAACATGGCTAAAGCATTACGAGGCCTTGTGCAAAGTTGAAGAGCGACGCGCGGCCGCTAAAAAGGGTCTAGGGCATTCCGGCATAATAAAAGTGAGATTTTCATAATGGGTTGGTTTTCTAAGTCTCCAGAAGCGCCGATTAAAAAGCGCAAGTTAAAAATGAACAAGCGACGTTATGACGCCGGCATTATTGACCGTTTGAACAGTGATTTCAAAGGCTCTAACCTTTCTGCCAATGGTGAATTACTAACAACCTTGCCATTGATGCGCGCCCGCTCCCGAGACTTGTGCATGAATAACGATTATGCCCGAAAGTTCCTATCTATGACATCTGCCAACGTGGTTGGAACCAATGGCATAAAAATGCAAGCCAGGTCCAGGCGTGACGATGGAACACTTGACCGCCAGGACAATATCGCCATTGAAGCGGCATTTACAGCTTGGTCAAATACAGAAAACTGTACAGTTACTAAGCGGCAGACCTGGGTTGACGTTCAAAACATGGCCATTAAATCCATTGCGCGCGATGGTGAAGTATTAATCATCATGGTTCGCGGATTCGATAATGCTTTTGGCTTTGCCTTGCAAGTTATTGAGGCCGACCAGCTAGATGAAAATCTTAACCAAAGTTTAGAAAATGGCCACCGTATTGTTATGGGCGTCGAGCTAAACGAATGGGGCGCGGCCGTCGCATATCATTTATCGGCCAATCATCCTGGCGACAATATAACGATCTTTAACAACCGCCATTACAAGCGCGTACCGGCGGCCGATGTGTTGCATCTATACATGACAGAGCGACCCGGCCAGGCCCGTGGCGTGCCCTGGATGCACACCGCTATAAATAGACTTAACCAGGTTGGCGCATACGAAGAAGCCGAATTAATCGCGGCGCGTATTTCATCTAGCAAAATGGGGTTTTATACCAGCCCGGACGGTGACCAATATGTTGGTGACGAGGACGACGACGGTAACCTTTTGATGGATATGGAGCCAGGAGCAATGGAGCAATTGCCCCAGGGCATGGACTTCAAAGCCTTTGACCCACAACACCCAACGAGCGCCTATCAGGCGTTTATTAAGACGGCTTTACGTGGTGCAGCAAGTGGCCTAAACGTCGCTTACAACACCCTAGCAAACGATCTAGAAGGGGTTAACTTCTCTTCTATTCGGTCCGGTGTTTTAGAAGAGCGCGAACAATGGCGCGCGATTCAAAATTGGCTATCAAATCAGCTTTGCCGCCCGGTGTATCGCGCCTGGCTAGTTCAAGCATTAACAACCCAAGCCCTAGCACTGCCACAGCGGAAATATGAAAAATTCACAAAAGTTGAGTTCCAGCCGCGCGGGTGGGCTTGGGTTGACCCTCTAAAAGATCAGCAGGCCAGCAAGTTAGGGATAGAAATGGGCATTATGTCCCGGACCGAAGTGGCAGCCTCAGCAGGGCGTGATTTTGAAGACACCCTCGCGCAATTGCAAGCTGAAAACGAATTATTAAAACAATACGGTATAGCCGTTGAACAAGTAGA